CTTTTTAAGCTCCTTTACAAACTCTTCTATAGGGTCTTGCTTACCGAAATTCGATAAAGCTACCATTGGGTACTTCCCTATACCGTAATGAAACTTTAACTCTTTAAAAGGAAAAGTGGGATCAAAAGCCGATGGAACAATTCTTACTGTCTGTTTACCTAATTCAGGTCTCCAGAAGATTTTTGTGTAATCAGTTTTCTCTTGTTGCTGATTACCGTTGTTTAAGGCGTCTAATTTTGCCTTGATCGCATTTAAATCCATAATATAACTTATTTTAATTATAACGTTTAATATAATATAGGTAATAATATTCTATTATCCAACTATATCTCTAAAATTTTGTATAATTTTGTGTTTATTCTTTTGAGATCTGGACCTTTGGTAAGAAGTATACAATTTCTGTAATCTGTCCAGGTTACTTTATAGGTAGTATCTAAGACTCCTCCATTTAATTCTTTAATTAAAGTATTTAAAGCATTAATAGTATATAGAGTATTAGATTCTTTCTTTCTATGGACTAGAATTGTATTTTCTAAAAAAGCTCCTACATTGCCAAAATCAACATTATAAGTACAAATATATTCATCTTGACTCTTAGAGTAAAGAACGAATATTTTATTATAAATTATCTTATAACGTTCTTGAATTTGTTCAAGTACGCTCTCAAGCGAATCTTCTGTAGCAAAAGTACAGAACAGTTTATTACTCATATCTTCGTTTAAATATAAAGGTTCTAAATCGTAATCGAACCTGGAGGCTACAACATTTGCCATTTCATATAAATATTAAACTGTTTTACAAAACTAAATTATTGGAATATTTAAACTTTATTGGATACTTTTTACCTTCTTCAAGTATATCTTTTATATCTTCTAAAGTTTGTTTTCCATCTTCTTTACTAAAATCAAATAAAATAGCATCATACGTATATAAAACTATTTTTGATTTTTTATCTCTTAAGTACCTTAGTACTTCTTTTAATATAAGTATATTTCTTGACGTTTCCAACGATTGCATAACATAATTCATTAATTTCTGTGGATGCATATCTTTCAACTGAGTAGTAAAAGGTTTTTCACTTATAGGAGCTTTTATTTCTCCTTTCTTTTCAAACTCTTTCCATAACTCTTTAATAAACTTATCTATTTTTTCAAAAACTTCTAAAAATGCATGCTCTTCTGGTATTTTACCGTATATGGCTTGAAAATTTATCTGTTTTGCTTTATTATATTCTTCATCAGTAATTTCTTCTTTTTCAAAGTATAACTTTGCTAACTGTTTATGAGCAGATTCTTCACTAAGTGGGTAATCTATTTGATCGCAAAGTAAACGTAAGTGGTAACCATCAAAGTCTAGTTCTACAAAGTAATCGTTTTGAGGTTTAAATGCTTTTCTATGATTCTCAGAGTGAGGAATAGCAGCATAATTAACACTATTAAATGAATTAGTAGGTCTAGATGTAATATTATATAGATTATAATAAGTTAAAACTGTATTATCTATGGTATTATATGAAGGATTACGAGGTTTAAACAATTCATTATATGCTTCATAGTAAACTCCTAATCCGGTCTGTTCTATTAAGTAAAAAACATTTATAGCTGTAGTATTATAAAAGTCAAACCCGGTAGGTATTTTGTATTTTACTACTCCTTTAACTTGATCGTATAATTTTTCACAAGATTCATATAATTTACTAATAGGAATTAATTTATTTACTTCTATAAAATCTCTATTTTTATGGTAAAAATAATTTATAGTTGAGTTTTCTTTAGAATATTCTAACCTTTCGAATTTCGTCATTGAATATAGCAGAGATAAATCAATAGCTCCCTGTATATTAAAGTGATATAGCAGTTCTTTCTTATCTACGGTATATAGAGTACTAAATTCTTGTAAAAGGTCGTAGACACGTTCTTTTGATACGTTTATACCTTCTTCATGATCTATAGGAATAATATATCCATGCTTACTGTCTATAGGTCTTATATAAACTGCTATAGTTTTTGATAATTTAGGATGATAATTATCGTTAGAAGATATAATATGAATAAAAGCTCCTAATCTACCTAAATTTTTTAATCGTTCTAATTGATTATCCGTCTCTGAAATATAAAACACTCTATAACCTTTTTAATAATATAAGTAATTTATTTTAAATTACCAACTAATAGCCAGAAGATCCTCCTCCTCCGCTACTTCCTGCAGTAAATCCAGTACCCCCACTAATAGTTACTGAAGGGGTAAACTCTTGTGAACCAGTATCTGGTTGAGTAGATGGTTGAACATTGGTAGGATCTATTCGTACTAAAGAATCATGAGGAAGTCTAGTATGCTTACCTCCTACCATAGCTCCTTTTTCAGGATGTATATGATATCTACCTACATACTCTTTATTAGTACCTTTGATATAATACTCTCCTCCTTCAGTAAATAAATTTTCTTGTACCCTATCTTCTTTATCGACTATAGGATCAAATTTAGGATTCGATATTTGTTTTTTAGTTATTTCAACATCTTCTTCTCTAATAAACTGGTAATAAGTTTTAAAGTAATTTTTAGGAAAATCAATTGTAGTTTGATTCATTACTGTTTCTTTATTTCTAGCTGATGATCCAAAGTATATATAAGGACCTTTACTTACATTTTCAATAGGGCTAGTTAATAACCATTCTAACTCTAGACTAGTAATATAAGCAAACTTTTTTAAAAAATCAAATTTTTGTTTTTTTACTTCTATAATTTTTTTAGATCTTTTATCCTGTAGAAAGTATCTTATAAAGAAACCATTATCATGATCTGCTTCTGTTGGTTGAATATACTCACCAGTAAATTCTTTTTTAGGTACCTCATCAGTTAACTCAGTACTTGCTATTGTTAAAGGTTCACTATCATTAGAAGGAGTTTTACCAGCGAAATAATTACCCGGTATATCAGTAAAGTACCAACCTACATAAAATGAACCGTCTCCTTTTTGAAGTTCATTACCTCTTGTATATTTTGGTTCGGTATATTTTGATAATGGTATATACATACTAGAGTTTTATTTTGGGTATTTGTTAACTATCTTATAAGGTGCCTTCGCTGGATCTACTAATGCTCCATTATATCTTAATTCTACATGAATATGATTATGCATAGGGTATCCATATCCTTCGAAAAATTGAACTTCACCATTTGAAGCTTGTAAAACTTGACCATCTGTAGTCTGTTTTACGTACCCTTCTACCATATCAGCTGATCTACATAGAAATTCACCAGCTTCAACTTGTTCTTTATATGATGGTGTCTTAAATCTTAGACTATCAAGCTTATCAGATGCTGCATAATTTACCGTTACTCCGTCAACTTGGACTGCGTCAAGACCAAATTCTGCATCTTCAGCGAAACCTACCATTATATAGCCAATTTTTACTTTATAGCCAAGATAATCTCCAGTTCCTGTTATTTCAATACCGTGGCCTCCTTTATCAGTAAACTTATTGATAAATCGGGTAATACCAGATATAGGTGCAAAAATCATCGTATACGGTTTTACATCAATATCTAATCCTTGATGAACTCCAATTTGACTAGATCTTCTAGCTCCAAAAGTACCTGCTCCTGTTGTTCCTCCTCCTTGTCTAGTAGCATTAGCTATAAACCTCTGTTTACCTGTTGGTGACCCTATACCTGCTTTGTCGAATTTATACGGGTTATATCCACCTGTGCTTAAAGGCCAGATTAAAATAGGAGTCTCAGGTGGTGGTACTTCTGTAATTTTTAAACTTTCTCCAATAAATTCATTTATATCAAAATCTTCTTTACCTACTATTTTTGGTTCTGTTAATATAGTCATTATTCCATTAACATCAGTTGTCCATTTATTATCAGAACCTACTACATGAGATAAAGATTTTACTATAAAACCTACTTTATCATTATATTTGGCAGGTAGAACTCCTTCTTCAATAGTGAATGCTTGACCAATCTTAAATCCTGATATTCCTGACATTTTAAAACTTACATCTATAGGTATTAATCCAGCTGCACTTTGAGATTCTTTTTTTGTTTGTGCTTTATATAAATCCTGCATTACTTTTTCATAAACCGGTCTCATAGCGCTAGCATCTTCAGCATTATAATTTAAAAAGTAGACTGGATCATTTACAATATTTATGTCATCTCTTAGACTTTTAGTAAATTTTTTACCACCACCTCTCACTCGTAATTCGAGAAGTTTAGACCTATCTACATCACAAATATACGTTAGTAATCTTCTAAATTTTTGCTGTTCAATATTTTGTTGTGCTTGTTCACTATTTGTATTATCTCCTAAATACCCAGGATTAGGATTAAATCTATCTCTTAAGCCTTTGTTCCATGACTGTACATTTAATAGGTCTTCTCCTACATCAGTACCTTGAGCTGATGCTCCTATAGCCATAGTAGACATCAAATCAGCAGATATTTTACTTGTTATAGAAAATTCATGCATAGTAGTTTCAGGTCCTCTTACTTTTAGTAACGAGCCTTCTATATCTTTTTTTCCAGGAGTAACTTTTCTGTCAACTATGTATACTACATCTTCTTGATCTTCGTAATGAAAATCAAAATTATTTAAATTACCAAGGGATTCAGTTATACCTTTTAAAATAATCTTTACAAAATCATATACTGATTGATCTTTTCTATCAGTTGTGCTAGGATCAATTAAATCTCCAAAAACTTTTAATACAAAGTTTACACTTACCATAATATTTAAAATATCATTTGGATCACCTTTAGGGTGTTCTGTTGGTATAGTAGTAAAGTAGTATGCCAAAGGATAATTTATTTGCCTTATTTTAGGCATGAAACAAATTGTAGGATTAATAGAAAAATGACCTGGGAATGTTAGGTAAGGTGTTCTATTTTCTCCGCTAGGATCTCCAGTAAAAAATTCTATATCATTAACATCTTTAGTTACATCTGTTTTAGGACAAAAAATTACATTTATCATCTCAAGTATAACATATAAAGGTACAAATTTTAGAATTTTATCTTCAGGATTATCTTCAGATGTTGATTTTCCTATAGAGACTACCTTTAAGTCTCGTTTACTTTTTTCTAATCTTTTTTTAAATAAATTATAATCCTCAGGAATATTACCTTCTAATGCAACTTTAATAAAATCAGAATCTACAGTCAATCCTTGCTCTAATATAATATTAAAAAATTTATTAAATCTTGAAATATCTCTAGCTTGATTTGCAGTACTTTCAGTAGTATCATCAGATGTTGTTGAACTAACTAGTAATCTTACAGATTCTAATAATGCTCCATGAGCTAATACTACTGCTTGACAGCTATATGAACCGTCAACGTTAAGTTTATAATTAAAATTAGTAATTCTACCTAATAATGCGTCGTAGTTACCATCGCTATCTTTTTTAAGTTTATCGATTTGATCGTATACTCTTTTCTTTAAATTTTCTTGATCTTTTTCACTAGTAATATTATCAAAAAAATCAGAAACAGTCTGTACAGTAGTTACTAGGTTACCGTTATTTTTTTTGTATATACTATGGCCCCATTCTACTAATAGGTTCATACCAGGTCTTAAATATATCTGTTCTAATGTACTTAACTGGTCTATACTATTTACTTGAAAATCGAATGCTATTCTTTGATAAGTACCATAAGTACCTAAAATTTCAGATTGAAAGCCTGTAAGTCCAGGTATAGCTTTATAACCTGATCCTGCTCTATCTAAAGTATAAGCATCATCTTCGCCGTTAAATATACCGCTCCTTATTTTTTGCTTACTGTTTAAGAGACCTCCTGCTATAACATTATTTTTAGCTAACTCACTAGAATAATTTTCTCCATCGGGATCTATTGCTATATCAACTCCTGATGATATTTTTACCCAACTGGTTTTACTATTTAAGTAAACTATATCATTTGTACTCCTACCAGAAACTTTTTTAAGAGTTTCACTTCTCTTATTAATCTGATCAAGAGTTTTCTGAGATAAGCCAGTGTGAATAACTGAGTTTGGAGTCCATCCTAATGCCATAACTATCTACTTTTATTAACTTCATTGAATAATCTTAAAGCTAAAGCTTTGTCTGCGGGTATTCTTAATTGTTTTCCAGGTGTTGCATTTAACGATGCTCTTTGATGATTATTAGACGAAGCTATAATCCACCATAAAGAAGAATCATTATAAAATTCTAATGCTAATACATCATATCTATCAGAAACTCCCGCAATAATATAGATATCATCTTCCGATTCCGGAATAAAAGGATATATTGGGTTAGTATAATAAGTCTTACCTTCCTCAGTTTTATATTTATCTATCGTATCGTACCTATTCATCGTTTATATATCTATTTTTACTTGGGGTACCATCTACTGGTTCTTTTCCGTTTGAAATATATCTTGGTCCTGTTAATGTACCTAGTCCTTTTAAGGCATCTTCTTTTGAAGCTAACGTATACTCACTAGTAGGTAAGAAATTATGTATTGGTTTAAATGAAACAGTTACATCTAATATCATAGGAAGCTCTTGATGAGGTATATCTCTTGCTACATTTTCAGGTCTATTCATTGCTATTTCCCAAGGGTAATCTTGATCCCATTGAAAATCTACTTTTTCTATAAATCCTGGCTGCCTGTAAACATAATCTCCAACAGTTAATTTAGCTAAAGTACCTCTCATGAAATTATTTTCATACGTAGGAGCTACTGATGATGCAAGAACATTTATCTTTTGATATAAAGGTCTCATTTCTTCGGCACTTTGTGCTGCTATTTTAAATCCAACATTTATACCTCTATCCATGCCTCCATAAGTATGGAAGTTTTCTCCTCTACCTACATAATTAAATGTTGACCATTTTGATGAAAAACCGTCGCTAAAGTTATCTAAATATGCTCTAAAGTATAAATGCTTACTTTTTGGAGCACCGTTACTTTCACCAGGAGTAATTATTTCAAATCTAAATTTTATAAGATCTCTTGCTTGATCTAAACCGTTTACATCAGTAGCAGTTGGTCCTAATAAATTTATTCTATCCTGTCTTATAGTTTCATCGACCCCTTTTAATTTTCTAGAAACTCCTGGATCACCTAAATTTACTCTTGTAGTAATTGCGTTTTTAGAATCAAACTTAGACTTATCTGGTGCTAAAGAAGAAGCTCTACCTCCAAATTGAGTATTATGAGTAGTATCTGCAATACCAGGCATACCTTCCATGTAAGTACCTTTATCAGGAGTTAATGTTGCTCCTGATGGTGTTCCTTTAGCTACTTGATTATACCCTCCAGGACCTGTTACAGATCCCGATACTTGTTCTTTAAGTCGTGTTGCAGTAGAAGATATCGGTACTAACCCATTAGCTTTTATTATAGCATCAGAATTAGTTGAACCGCTCTTTAAAAATGTTTGAGCAAATCCTGGTTTTACTAATACATGAGGTGGTACATCATTAACATATCCTTTTTGCTCAAGATAAGTTCCTTTTACACCAGCAAAGCTTTGTACGAAATGAATACCAGTTCCATTTACAGGTACTTGAGCTAAAGTAGATCCTATAAGCTTAGCTGTATCTGCTAAACCTTGTCCTACTCTCTCTAATACTTTATTTGCTGGTTTGGTAGCTTTTGGTTGAAATTCTAATTGTTTTAAAGCAGCATTGTTAGCTAAGTACTTTAAACCTTCTGGTTTAATCATTAGCTTTGCTATTCTTTCTAAATCAGTTAGTCTTCTACTAGCCTCAGTAGTATATGTGGGTACTTTTGCATCTGCAACCAAAGGTACGTTTTTAACTACCAAAGGTTTGTTACCAGATTCAAATTTTATACGGTTAGCCACAGGGACACCGTTATTAATATAATTTCTTAATATACCCACTTAAATTTATTTTTAAACGTTACCTGATTTCAATCCGCCTATTTTAGCGTCATAAGAATCAGGAGTTTTACCATCAAGGTCTAATTGTCCATCAAAAGATCTTTTTAATTCATCAGTATGAATTTGAGATCCTTTATTTGCTCCTGGTAAAGTATTAGGAGTTACTCCTTTTCTACTTAGAGAAGTTGGACTTTCTTCAAATTGTTTTAAAATTCCCATAGTTATTTTATTTATAAATAGTTTTTTATCCGTTTTTAAAGTTATCTACAACCAATGCTGACTGAACTGAATAAGTATTCATCTTAACGTCAGTATCTTTATTTAATATACTTTCTAATAATTGATTTTGTCTTTCTAATGCTTGCATCATTCCACTTCCTCCGCCCATCAGGTTTGTACCTCCTATAACTAAATCTCCTTTGTTAAAAGAGGTTATTCCTCCTCCAGGTCTACTAATAAAATCACTTTCTGCAGGTCCAGCATAAGCCATTGAATTAGGATCTGCTCTTCTAGCTGCTGCTGATTCAGATTTTTTACCTGTTACTCCTCCTGCATCTAATGCCATAAGTCCTGCGTCAATAGCTACACCAGCTAATGTACCTAATCCAGGTACGAAAGATGTTATACCAGATATGAATTCAAGACCAGCACCTAAGTAATCACCTTGTTGCCATCTACTATATGCTAATCCTAAACCGACTAAAGCTCCTAAGAAAGGTATTTTTTTGAATAAAGCCATCATTCCTCCTTTAGCGGCAAATTTTGCTCCTGATCCCATAGCTTTAAAGAAAGAACCAACAAGACCAACTCCTACTTTAATAAATCTAGTCAAACCTCTAAAAGCAAACGCTATTGCTTTAGTTGACTCCCCTATAGCCATCATTTTACTTCCTAACTTAGTAATGAATCCCATTACTGCCCCAGCATTTTGAGTTATACCATCAAAAAATCCTCCTATACTATCTAAATGAATAGCAACTTTACCCATTTCGGCAGCCATTTGTTCTGTTGCCTCTAACATTCTATCCTGAACTGACTGGTTTTTCCTCTGAGCTCCCATTTGAGTATCTCCTAATTTAGTAATAAGCTCTTCTTCTAATGATCTTGCTTTTGCTAAATCCCCATCAGCTTTTGCTAATGCTATTTTTTCATCGTAGGCTTTTACTATATCATGTAAATTAGCAGTTTCATCTTCTCCAAATCTCTTTAACGCTGCTTGTTGTCTAAGCATTTCAGCTAATTCATCTCTTGACATTCCTAATGCCTTAGCTTGAGCTTCTTGCCCTAAAACTGTTTGACTTTGAAAATCTTCTATCGTACCGACATTTTTAGCTATTTCTTCTGCTAAAACAGCTTGATTACCTGTAAGAGCAGCGGCTCTTGCTCTTTCTAAGTTTAATTGTTTTCCAGTTAGTAGTTCTGCTTCTAATTCTGCAGCTATTGAAGATTCAAATTCTAATAAGTTACTACCAGCAGATTCTAATGTTTGCATACTCAAACCAAATCTTCTTGCTTGGTATGCTGCTTTTTCTATTCCTCCTGCAAATTTACCAGAATTAAGAGCTGTACCAGCACTTGTACCAGCTACATCGCTCATTACATCTTGAAATCTTATAGCTACTCCGTTAGCTACGTTTTGTTTAGCAGTAAATCCAGCAATTCCTGATGAGATATCATCTATAGATTGTCCTGTTGCTGCTGCTTGTCTAGCTAAAGTACTTGTTTCTTCAACACTTAACCCTATCTGTTTAGTTAATGTAGCAAATGCTTTTGCTTCATCTCCTGTTAATTTAACTGATGCTCCTAAATTTTTACTAAATTCTCTACTTGCTGTAACTAAATCTCCATATCCTAACCCTTGAACATCAGCAGCTAGATCTGTCATTTCGTTTTTGAAGTTAGAAGCTTCTTTTCTAGAAATATTAAGATCTCGAGCTATTTGAGTAATTTTTTCTTGTCCTGCTCCTACTCCTTTTACAAAAGTACCAATTGCAAATAATGCTGTTAATTTACCAGCTGCTCCTATAAGTTGTTTAGCTCCAGCTACTAAACCGCTGTTTCCTTCAGCTGCTGCTTTTCTATATGCATCTTCTGCCTTACTAAATTCTTTAAAAGCTTTTCCTAAACCAGGTATAGCTTCAGTAATCTCAGCCATACCACTAAAGAAAGATCCTTGATTATCCAGCTTTTCCATAGCATCGTTAATCTCTTCGACTCCTTTAGCTACAGCTTTAGTTTGATCTGTGGTTTGTGTAATATCTTCTAGTATCGAATTAATTAAGACTGCTTCTTCTTTAGTAGCGTTAACTAATTTAGCCTCTAAATCTAGCTGTAGATCTTTTAATCTAGTTACATTATACTCTGCTTTTTCTAATTTTCGTTGTTCTGCAGCTGTTAATTTCTTACCTTTTGCTACTTTAGCACTTAATTCAGCTACTGTTGCAGTATCTTTAGCAATTGATTTTTGAAGTTTAGCTACTTCGTCAAATTCAGATTTAAAATCTCTTGATTCTTTAGATGCTTCTCTAGAATTTCTTGCAACATCAGACATAGTGGCAGCTACACTAACCATAGTTTTGGCTAGTTCATCCATTGTCTGTTTGATAGTTCTAGTTTCTTTAGCTGTCTCTTGGGTATTCTTTTTTACCTCTTCTGAATTTTGTCTAGCTTTATCAGTTGCCATAAATTATATAAAGTTATATAATATAAATAGGAAAGGCTTCTATTTGTTTGAAGCCTTTGTTCTATAAGATGGTTTAATATTAGGTCTATTTAACTGTCCCTTTTTCTTATTACTATTTTTGTTGTAAGCTTTTTTACTTGCTTCTTGTTGTTCTTGGTAATACTCTTGCATAGTTTGGAAAGTCCATTTTCTAAGCCATATAGGCATATTATAAACAGTATCCCAATCATAGCCACCATTACTATGAAATACTATTTCATGTATCTGTTTAAAGAGGTTAGGTCTATCCTCTACTGTCAGGCCAAAAAAACCCGATCCCTACAGGTACATCGACGTCCTCCTCTCCGCCGTCCTCATCAGTATATTTGAACGTTAAATTAACATCAGGTTGTACTCTAGCATATTCTTTCCTTAAATCTCTAGCATCTGTAGCTAACATATACTTATCAACAAATTCTCTAATGTCTTTTACTTCTTTAGATCCATTAATTGATATAATCATATGCTTAAGTCTGGTAGTAACTTCAGGAGAAGCATTTTTATCTATCTTCTTTAACCCATCTAGTTCTCTATTGACTGCTACTTCATCTCTATGATTTAATAATTTAAAAACTATTTCATTCCCAGAAGGTAAAGTATGAGTAAACTCATTTCCTTTTTTATAATTTTCAGGATCTATTTCTTTATTTTCTAATTTAGATAAATCTATAGTAATATTTTCACCATTATACATTACATTGTAATCTGGTCCGTATGATAATATTCTTGCTGCTATCATTATAGCATTTTTATCTCCAACTAATAAATCTTCATATTTTACTCCTTCAGTTACAATAAGAGATCTTAGCAATTTGTCTATTACTGTACCTTTTGTAATATAGTTTTGATTAGTTAAGATATCCTCCTCTTTAGCTGTCATGTATTTCATTTCTAGCTCGCCTTTAGCAAGAGGAGAATCTTTAGGATATAATAACCCTTTAGAAGGTAATTCTACCGTTTCTGTAGGTATTTTAAACTTTGATTCCATAAATTTTATTTAGTTAAAA